TACTCGACACTGAACTCGGGCAACCGGGCAGCCACGCAAAGATCGTTCACCGCTTTGGCCCGAGTCAGGCCGGCCTGGACGATGGCTTCGCTTTCAAGTTTGGTGGAGCTGAGCAGTGGCTCGATCAAATTGCTGATGCCCGACTCGGCACAGCGCTGGGTGATCATCAGGGCCAACTTCGCCGAGTCGACCACGGGAGGCGTGAGTGGTGGATCATCCGGTTCCGAGTCCGGATCGGCTTCTGGCGGTTCATCTAGCTGAGCCAGTAGCTCGGCCGGTGCATGCTGATATCGCTGCAACACAGCGCCTTGGCCGACGCACGCCTTGACCGTAACGCCGTCACCCACTTCGTCCGCTAGCCCCAAGGCCACCGCCTCATTGGCAGTGAGCCAGGTTTCACTGGCCACCAGGCGCCGCAATTCGACCTCATCAATATCTGGTGCCTTGGCCTTGTAGGCCGCGATGATCGCCTCCATGGTTTGGTCCAGGACATCGGCCACCTTGCGGAAGTCTTCGGCATCCCCTGCCGCGTAAGTCCAGGGGTTGTGAATCATCAGCATCGCGTTGGAGGCGATCACCACCCGGTGAGCCCCACACACCGCCACGCTGGCAGCACTGGCGGCCAGCGCATCCACCCGGCCGGTGCAACGCTCGCCCAGACGCGACAATGCGTTGTGCATGGCCAGGCCGTCGAACAGGTCGCCGCCGATACTGTTGAAGGCGGCGATCACCGGCGAGACGCCATCGTCCATGGCACGCAGATCCTGCACGAACTGATTGGCGGTGATACCCCAGCCACCGATCTCGCCGTAGACGAAGACTTCGATCACCCGCTCGGCGGCTTCACCACTGGCGTGTACGGCGTACCAGGTTTTATCTTGCACCGGCACGCGCTTGCCCGCCCGGTTGTAAACGCGCGGTCGCGCTTTCTTGCTCATGGTTGCTCCTTGTCGTCGATCGGGACGAAAGCGTCGAGGGTGGTATAATTGAGGCCATGGGCGGTGGCCCGGGCCAGATCGGCTGCGTTTTCCGCGTCGACCGTTTCCGCGTCGTAACCGGTGCGCAGGACCATCTCGCTGCGTGAGGCGAAGCCGGCCTGCACTTCCATTCGCCGGGCTTGCACGTCCTGAACAGGCTGGATGTAGGCCCAGCCTTGCGGGACCCAACGCGTGCGCAAGTACTCACGGCGCCGTTGCGTGTAGTCGTCCAGCACCAGGACACCCGACAACACTGCCATGTCCATCCAGGCCGCACGGACCGGGCGGCAAAGCTGATGCACGTAGACGCCGAACTGCAGTTGCTCCAATCGACGCCGAAATTCGTTGAGCACTACCCGCAGCGCCCGATCGTTGACCTCGCGCATGTCGCCGGTGAGGATCTCGTAAGGTGTGCCGGTACCGGCAGCAGCTGCCATCAGTTGCTGTCGCATGAAGTCGGGATAGTTATTGCCCGCATCCGGCGGTTTGGAGAACTCCACCTCCTCACCCGGCCCCAGCTCCTGCATGGTGCCGGGCTCCAGCGCCACCATCGGTGTGAAACCGTCGCGATCCATATTTAACGGTTGGCCGGTGACCGGGTCTCTAGGCGTCTGGACGCTATCCGGCGCCGGACGACTGATAAACCCGGCGAACAGGTTGGCGACTTCCTGGCGAAACAACACCGCATCGTCGTAGTTGTCGAGGCTGCGCAGGCGCTTCAGCACCGGCGACAAACGCGGCACGCCACGCAACTGGCCTGGCTCGACCGGTTCGAAAATATGCAGCACCTGAGCGGCCGGCACGCGCACCAGTTGGTTGTAACCGGCATTCAACGAAGAAGCATCACGCGGGTGCGAGAGGTACATCCAGTACGCCTCGCGCTTGCCACCCGGGGTGAACTCGATCCCGGCGCGGATGAAGTTGCCGTCGCGAGTGGTTTCGAATTTGTCGTGAGGGACAAACTCGGGGGCCAGGATCTGCAACTGCAACGGCACCGCGAGACCTTCGTCCAGACCACGCGGGCGCAGCCGGATAAAACATTCGCCCGAGGTTTCCACCGTGCGGGCGACCAACGCCTGCTGGCCGTTGAAGTCGGTGCGCTCATCGGCATCCGACTCATCCACCCAATCGTCCCAGAGTTCCTGCAGCAGTTTGCGCAGGGCTTCATCGTCGGTTTTTGGCCTTGGCGTAATACCGGTGCCGATCAGGTTACTGACGCGTTTGTCGATTACGTTGTAGGCATACGGGTCGTTGCGAACCGCTGCCCGAGAGCGTGATCGCAAGTTGCGCAGCGCCGGGGTGTTGATGCTGTTGATTCCGTTGTCGGGAGCATCCCAGCCAGTGGAACGTCGGCCCTCCCCGGCGCCTTCGTAACTGGCCTTGATGTTCGACGGCAACACGAATCCGTTACGGGTGAGCGTCGGATAGCGGGCCATTAGAGTCCTTTGCCTCCGTGGTACAACCGAACCACCCGAGAGCGTGGCCCGGCTGCACTGATCAACGAGGCGCGAATTTCCTCGCGTGCCTTGAGCAGTTCGTCAACGGTGCGGTATTCCACAGTGCGATCGGTGTAGCGCACGACTTTTTCACCGCGTGCGATGGCCGCCTCAACCGCGTCGAGGTGCTTCTGGGTAAAGGACATATCAGCGTCTCTTCAGGTAACCGCTGGTGGAGCTGCGGCGTTGAGGGGGTGGTGCTGCCGGTCGCGGTTGCACGACCGCAACAGTGGATTGCGGTGCCGGTTGAGCAGCAGTTGGTGTTGCTGCAGCGGTGACGCGTTCACCTTGAACCGGTTTGATGCCCAAGGCGTCGTCAAACAGACCCGACTGCGCCAGGGACTGACGCACGCGCTCCCAGTCATGTTCCTTGTAACGGTTGAGCCCCAGGTAATGCGCCATGGCCAGGCAGTACACCATCAGGTCCAGCGCTTCGTTGCGCTCGGCCTTACCCTTGACCCACTCGATGCGCTTGTGGCCGCGTATGTAGCGCGCAACTTTTCGTTCCGCGACGCACTGATCGAAGAAGTCGTCGGGCAGGTCATTGGCAAAGTGCAGTGCACCTGGCCCTGCCTCGAACGGGTAGCGGTTGTAAATCCAGTCCTTGGCCGTGTCGGTACCGACGAACCAAAGCTCGGCGCCGTTGCGTTCGGTTTGGCCTTTCCAGGTTACGTCGACCATGGAAGGACGCTGAGCAATCACCGGTTTGCCCGGTTTGCTCGCGCCCTTGATGGCGAACACATTGCGCCAGCGCCGCACGCGGCAGAACTGATAAACCTCGTCGGTGTGGTGGCCACCGGAGTCGACCGCGACGGCGAGAATCCCCAAACCCACGCCACACGGATGGCGATATTTGGCTTTGAGCAATTCGTCCAGTGCCGCCCAGGTGCGCTCGTCAGCGGGATCGCCCGAAACGATCTGATAGTCGACGACCCAACGCTCCATGCCGACGCCCCACCCCATCGCCATGAATTCCAGGCGGTTGGCCTGGACGTCGACGGAGCCTGTGATCATCAAAACGGCCGCAGGCAGAGAGCCGAGGGTGAAGTCTTCCAATCGTGCCCGCTGCCTCAATACATCGGCTTTGGTTTGCTCTTGAGCTGCATCCCAGACCTTGGCCAGACGCGTATTGTAGAACACCTGCATCGGTTCAAGATCGCCCTTGGCCTGGGCTTTTTTTGCCTTCTCGAATTGCTTGGCCAGCGACTTCCAGTCCATCCAGCCGAGCGGCGAATACAGCGCGTTGAGGTGAAAGCCGATCGTTTCGCCATCGCCTTCCGCATGTGCACGCCACTCACCCTGTGCGAGCATTTCGCCCTTGTGATATTCCTCGATCAGGACGTCACAGTCGGGGCCGGCGCACTGGTAATGCACGACGCTGTAATCTTTCGAGTAATGCAGGCGTTCCCATTCCAGGGTCTGCATGTGTCCGCAGGTCGGGCACGGCACGTAGTAGTAACGCTGGTCGCTGCCCTCAAACAGATCATTGATCCGTGAGGCGCCTTTGATGGTCGGCGAACTGGAAAAGTAGAACTTCGCATTGCGGCCAAAGGTACTGCCTAGGGTTTCTGCCAGTTCAATCGGATCACCCTCTTCACCGATGTCCACCTCCCAACGATCGATCTCGTCGCCGTACACGTAGCGCGCCGAGAGCTCTGCCAGGTTGGCCGCCGAGCCGGCAGTCGTGACGTACAGCGAACCGCCTTCGAATTCCTTGGTGTCCATGGTGTTGCGCGAATCCCGCGAGCGGCTAGACGCCACACGCTCACGCAGTGCAGGCGTGGCTTTGATCGTCTTGCTGATCCTAGAAGACACCCGCTTGGCTAGGCCAAGGCTGGGTAGCAGTGTCAGTATGTTGGACGGCGCCATGTGGATCAGGCCGCCAATCCAGTTCAAGGCAATCTGCGTTTTCATCAGCTGCGAGGCCACCATGGTGACCACGCGCTTGCAAGGGTGCGCTGGCGACAGGCAACGCATGGGCTCGCGGGCATAAGGCGTGCGCGAGGTGCGGTACTTGCCGGGCTCAGCGGCGCCGGTGTCACGCGGGATCCGCATGTACTCGTCGGCCCACTGATCGATCCAGACATCCGGGTCGGGCCTCAGTCCACGGAAATACTCCTCGCGATACACCTCTGCACCGTCAGGAAATTCCGTGGACATAGGCTCAACTCGTGGTCAGTGCGTGTTCAAGGTCCGCCGACGACATGCGTTCAGCGTCTTCGAGGGAGCGACGAATCGCCGCCGTCAGATGCTTTTCGATTTCCCAAGGGTCGGTCATGGACGCCAATTCGGGAGCGAGTTGTGGAGGCATGCCGAGCAACTGGTCGCGCAGCATGCGGCCGGCGTTGTATGCACCGGTTTTGACTGTTGCCAGAGCGACCAGCGAGCCCTTTGCTTTGTGCAACTCGATCTCGGCAAGCTGGGCAAGGTTGTGTTCGCGCAATGCCCGGGCCTTCTGAAAATCGGGCAACTGCCCCGCGGGCATAATTGCGGGCGGCGGCGCAGCCGTTGAAGTCGGCTCGACGTGGCTGGATAGCTGGCTGTACACATCACGCTGCAGCCGGTCTTGGTGGTGGCGATCGGCGACAGCGGCCTTGCTTGGGTCAGCGGTGTCGCGAATCAGCGCTTCGCTGGCCGTAACATCGACCTGTTTACCGTCAGCGGTAAGCACCAATCGGTTGTTGTTTTTCAACCAGGTGATGTAACTGGGCGCCCTGCCGATGCGAGCCGCGAAGGCGCTTTTAGACAGGTACATTGGTTCTGTCATAAGCCCTCCTTTTCAACGGCTTTTCAATGGAAACCTTTCAATTTCAATGGATTGAATTTCAGTAAGCTGGAGACCCTGCCGCTAACAACTTCCCGCGGGTTTCCGACCCCGTACCCCTCGGATAACCCCAGGGTCCCCGGCGTTTTTCCGCGCCCCAAAACGGTGCGTCACCTCTGTTCACCGGCTGCCGGCGGCACCTCGCATACACCCAGCCGCTTGGCTGCCCAGCGTTCGTA